CCGCCGGTCAGGGCCGAGGTCAGCGGCAATCCGGCGACCGCCGTGACGGGCAGGCCGTCCTCCATCGTCAACGCCTGGCTCGCGTTGGTGCGCACGCAGCCGAAGCCGGAGTCGCTGTAGGGCATGCCGTCCGTGCCGCAGGCGAACCAGGCGCGGCCGTTGAATTGCGCGACGCCGATAGGGACGGACGGTAGCGGATAGGTTGCCGTGTCGCCGGCGCCCCACAATGGCTCGTCCGGGGTGCCGCCTGCGATCGACAGGGCGACGCCGGGCAGGGTAGCGGTTGCCGCCTGCGAGATCGTGATCTCGCTGACGCCGAAGAGGTTGTAGACCGGCGGGGTAAAGACGTTGCCCAATGCTGGAATGGACAGGTTCACCAGCACCGTCCACTGCGTGTTCGACTGGTAGAGGACGGTTGGCGTGCCGATTATCGTAGAGCCCGGGGTTACACCCGGGCCCACAATGGTCTGCCCAGGAAGCGGCAGCGGCAGGGGGAAGGCGTTGGGGACGAGCGTAGTGTCGCCCTGGAGGATGACCTGAGTGGCGCCGGTGTTGAGGAAGCTGCCGCCGACGGTGATGTTCGGGGTGCCGAAATCGACGATGGTCGAGCCGGACGGGATGCCACCGCCTGATATCGTCATTCCGGGCTGCAACCCTACGGTGTCCTGGACGCCGGCGATCGTGAAGGAGCCGGTCGTCAGATTGCCGCTAAGGTCGGTGCGCTTGAAGCCGGAGATGTCGAACCAGCCGAACTTGACGCCCCCTGGCTTGGCTGTGACTGCGAAAGTGATGGTCTCGCTGTTGGTCGACCCCGTCGCCACGGCCGACATGACGACGCGGCTGCCGAGGAAATAGACCTGGCTCCCAACGAGGTCGTTGGTCAGATTCTTGTTGACAGTGATCGTGGTCCCCGCGACGACGGTGACGTAGCCGAGGAAGCCGAAGGCGGTAACCTGAAGGCCGACCACGATGCCGGTCGCATCGGTGACGGTGAAATGGTTCGTGCCGGAAGTGCCGGTGGCGACGGCCGAGAAGCTGATGGTCCCGGTCGAGAGCACGGTGGTCGAGGCGGGGATGTTGGTCCCGGTCAGGACCGCGCCGGCCAGCACCTCGTCGATGCTCGGCATGTAGCCGTCGATGTTGGGCGAGCCGCTGTGCGTGTTGCCCTTGAAGGTTCCGGTGAAGGCGTTCTGCGCCTTGCCCCCGGCAAAGCCTGGGTGGGTGACGATGATGCGGCTGCCGACCTGGGCCATGATCGGCGGGTTCTCGGCTCCGATCGTCGGCTGCGTCGCCGGCGTCGTCGTCACCGGCAGGCTGAGCGGCACGATGCCGTCTACCGTGAAGAAGTGCTGAGCGATCAGATCAGCGCAGAACGGCTGGTCGAAGCCGGGGTTGAGATCGGTCCTGACCATGCCGTAGACGCGATCCCCGACGACGAGGAAGCACGAGATGTCAAGGGCATTGGTGAAAAGATCCGGGTGAAACGCCATCGCAAGGGCGTAGACGCGGGCGGGGCGCGGCTCCCATGCGTCTAGCGTCCTGGTCGAGGGCACCACGTTGGAGAGACGCAGCATGGCGCCGGGGAAGGCGTTAGAACCGTCGATCGCGTCCGAAACGCCCTTCATCCTCCAGGTGATCGGCTTAGCGTTGCGCAGCGGCATGGCCGCCTACCAGCCAACTTTCTTCGTCGTCTTGAGACGGTCGAAGGCGGTGCCGAAGACGCGGCGGTCGAGGCTGACCGTCTTGGGGTGGCTCGCCTCGTCGTCCTTGGCGGCGAGCCAGAGGCTGAGCTTGTTGTCGGGAGAGCCGGAATGGCTCGGGCCGCCGAGGAGAAGATCGGCGCGGGTGTCGTCGTTGAGCCGGCAGAGCCAGCCCGTAAGCTTATCGATCAGATACTCGTCGTTGTCGAACCACGGGTAGCGGCTGAAATCTGTGATATTGGGCATGCGGCGCTGGTAGCGCAGCATCACCTGTTGGGCCGAGGACGGCGGCGGGTAAACCCAGCTGGTCGGCGGATAACCGAAGAGGAGCGAGGCGCCGGCCAATGTCAGGCTCGCCGGGACGGAGAGAACGGCGGTATTGGCAGCGACCGAGACGACCATCGTGCCGGGAACGATGCCCTGCCCCGAGACGCCGAGGAGAGAGCCGCCGAGCAGCCGCGTCGGGTCGGCAAGGTTGATGACCAGGGTGTCGCCGGCGGTCAGGTTGCCGGTCGTCTGCAAGAGAATGCGGTCATCGATCGGGGTCGACATGTCGGAGGCGGCGAGCCAGACGTAGCTGTTCAGGCCGGCTTGCTGAACCTGCATGTCGAACTCGGCGAGGTCGACGGGAATGACCGGATAAGGCACGCCGTCGAGATACCAGATGTAGGAGCGCTGCGCCCCTGTCGAGCCCGAGGACCCGGAAAGGCGCAGGTAATCGGCCGGCATGACGTAGGGGCCGGACCCGAAGGTGTTGGAGGGGATGCGCGGCAGAAACGCCGACAACGGCGCCGCGAGGCTCGGGTTGAAGTTGAAGACGAACTGGCCGCGCGCCGCGGCGAGGTCGTAGATCTGTGCGACCTGCGCGAGGATCGCGTTCAGGAAGCTTTGCGCCTGGGCGATCTTGCCGGGGCTATGAGCAGCCTCTAAGGCGAGCGCTACGATCTGGTCGGCGGTGAGGGCCATTCATGCGGCGCGCTTGGCTTCTGCCGCCTTCTCGCGCAGGCGCATTGTCGTCTCGATCGCCTCGAGACGGGTCTGCCCGGCGATGATGCGGCGGCATTCGTCGATGGTCCAGATGCGCTCCTCGATCTGCGCCTGCGTCTCCTCGATGCCGGTGCGAATTTGATCGAGCGCAGACCTGTGCTTTGGATCGACGGTTACGTCATTGACCGCATGGCGCCGGGCACTTCTGGCCTCGTCCTCGGCGACAAACTTCGCGTTGTTGCGGGCGTAGTCCTTCTTCTGCCTCTCGAGCAGCCCCTGGTCGAGGCGGAGCTGGCCGAGATGCGCGGCGAGCTGAATCATCGCCTCCTGGCGATCGGTCGCGGCGACCAGGCGGTCGAGCAGGCCGTCGATCTCAGACTGTTCCGAAGCGCGGTCGATGACCGCCTCGAACACCACCTGCGAGCCGGGGGCCAGCTGGCGCGCCACCGTAACCTTCTGGCGCTGCTGATCGGCGATGGCCGAGGCGCGCTGCTCGGCGGAGAAAGACTCGATGATGGCGGCGACTTCGGTCGCGATGTTCTCGCTCACGCGGGCCTCCGGTGCAGCGCGTCGAACGACATGCCAGGATTGCCCCCGCCGCGGGCATAGCCACCCTGGTACATCATCTGTCCGGTCTGCTCGTTATAGTAGGTGCGCGTCCTTCCGTCGACCTGGGCGACGTGCATCCACGCCTTGCCCATGACTTCGGCCAGGGTAAGAGCCTGGGCGCGCGTCACCATAACGGTGCGGCCGTGATTGAAGATGCGTTGGTCGAGGATGATCGGCTCAGGGGGCTGCTCGGCGCCGTTGGGCCGGCGCAGGCGAGGCATGGTGATGGTGATCGGAACGAGCTCGTTCAGCCAACGCAATTGGAGCTCGTCAGCGGGCGTCGATCCGAGACGGTCGCGTTCCTCGGTACGGATCTTGTCGACCAGAGCCTTCTTGGCCTTGGCCTTCTGCTCGGCGCGGTACTTGGCGCGCTCGGCGACCCGGATCTCCTCGATCTCCTCGGGGGAGAGAAGTTCGCTGTAATCGTCCTCCGGCTGAGGAACCATCTCGAGTTCCTCGGCAACCAGCTCGGGGTGGGGCAGGCCAGCGGCCTTTGCCGCCTCTCGGTTCTTGCGCCGCGTCTCGGCACCCTTGCGGGCCGATTCGAGCTTCTGCTCCTCAGTCAAGTGGTTCCAGCTCATTACGTGAATGTCCAGTTGCCGTTGGCGATGCTGTAAGCCGAGATCAGGATCGGCCAGCCCTGATTGTCGACCGCCACCACGTCTCCGGGCAAGACCTTGAGGCGCCCAGCCCGATTGGGGATGTAGAGGAAGCCCTCGAAGCAGAAAGCGCCGGGGACGCGCGGGTGGGTGATGTTCACGTCGTCTTTGATGCTGTTGCAGATCGTCGCGAGATCAGCCGGCAGCAGCACTTTGGGGGACGGCGAGAAGGTGACGGCGGTGAACGCGCTCGATGTCGCCAGGGTATGGGTTGCCACTACATCTTCCTCTTGCCGCGCTTGCCCTTCATGGCCTTACCCTTCTTCGCAAAGTCGCGCAGCTGGCTTGTGCTCATTCCGGTCTGCGTCTTCTTGCCGGCGCGCTTTTTGCCGAGCTCCATGCCCATGAAGCGCCGCTGCTTCTCGGAAACGGCCGGCATCACGAGCCTCCGGTCGACCAAGCCTGCATCTGGGCCAGGATCGCAGCGGTGATCTGGGCGTTGAGATCGGTTGCGCCGTTGGTCAGGGCGGTGGAGAAGTTGCCCGCGGTGGGCGAATCTCCACCGGGGATCTGCTCGGCCTGCTGCAAGCGCAAGGTCTGAGCGCATCCCGCCGCCCCGGCGATGCCGCCGATGGTCGAGCCGCCGGTTCCGGGGTTGTTCGATTCGAGGAGGCCGAGCCCGGCGCTGCCCGTGCCGTCTCCGACCCAGTCAAAATCGCAGTACAGTCTCAAACGGTATGCCATTAGCCGAATGCTCCCGTGTTGGACGCGGACGATTCGATGCGCGCCATGAACTTCTGATTGAGGATCACCGATCCGTCCCAACCCTTCCAGCCGATGATGCGCAATTGGTTGAGCGGGTCGCTCTTATCAGCTTCGAGCAGCCGCGTCCACGACAGCTTGGCGAGCTCGAGCGCGGCCCAGGCGTCCTCGCCGAACACGAACGTCGGATAGACGGTGACGCCGGCCGCGGGCGCCGCGGGCGGGATCTGCATGATGCCAACGCCGGTGATGACCGCCGACGTCGCGGGCGGGATCTGTACGGCCATTCCGGCATAGGGTCCGACCGTGGGTCCGGAGACCGAGACGCCGAGGTTCTGCGGCGTCGTGGCCCCGCCGGTCGAGATGTAGATGGAGTAGGTGAAGCCGGCGGTCGATGGCGTCAGGACCGCGATCGAGCCGGTCGGGCCGGTGACATTCTGCGATGCGGAGACCGCATAGATCTGAGACTCGTACTGGTTCTGGGTGTCAGATCCGGTGATGATGATCGTGTAGGTGGCGTTGGTCGCGAGGTTGCCGGCGGTGCCGGGGGTATAGGTGACTCCGGCGGCGTTGTTGGCGAACCCAGTCCAGTTCGGGACCATGTTCGATTCGGTGATGTGCAAGCCGCGCCACTGGCCGACTTCGTTGATGTACAGCTTGTTCAGGTCCGAGTAAGACCAGGCGAGCTGAACCGTCGAGTTGTTGGCGAAGTCGTTGAGCGGGATCGGGTGGGCAACGGCGACATAATGTTCGTGCGTTCTCGGGTTCGCGGTCGCCTTGCGCGGACCTTCCTCGATGTCCTTCCGAACATCGGTCTCGGTCGGGCCGTTCATCATCGGCGCGCCCAAGGTCTTCAGATTGCTGACGGTGCGGTTGACGGTGAACGGGTCGAGCAGATCGCCGGCCTGCAACAAGGCGCGCGAGCCGCGCTGGTTGACGTAGTTGATCTGGGTCCCCGAGACGACCTGGTTGAAGCTATTGCGTTCGTAGGTTTCCGGCACCTGATAGCCGAGGAGGCGGGTGGCCTGTTCCAGCACCCGGTGCAACGGGGTCATCTCGGCGATGTCGGTGATGTTGGCGCGGTCGCCCCACTGCATGACGACGCCGGTCACCTGGGAGATCGTCGGCGCCTGGCCCGTGGGCGGCACGCCCTCGTTGATCGGCGCAAAGGGAAGGGTGAATCTCTCGAACCGGGTCGCCGTGTAGGTCTGGCCCTCGCCCTCGGGGATCTTGATCTTCTGGGAGAACTGACGAAGCACCAGGTGGCGCTGCGCGAGGCGCAGGACCTTGGTATCGAGGTATCGTCTTATGTCGGCTTGATAGGTGGCCGACGTGCCGAGCGTAACAGCCAATGTTCTTCTCCTTCATGCGGCCCTCCCGCATGAAGGGGGAGGGTCATTCCAAATTGCTGACGAACACCTTCGAGAGCCGCGCCTCGACCGCCGCCTCGCTGTTGTCCTGTTCCTGCCGCCGCCCGCTCGCCACCCCGGACCGCGGCGTTCCCGGCCGGGTCGTCTGGCTGGCGATGCGGCGCGCGCCTCGTCTCTGCTGCGCCATCGTCTGGCGCTGCGCCTTCTGCCGGTATTCCTGCCCGATCAGGAGGTTGTAGATCGCCTCTCGGGTCGGGTTCATGCCCTGCTGACGCGCCTGGGCCAGCGTGTTCTCCACCTGGTCAGCGAGGCGGCGAGCGGCGGGCTCGTCCCGCTTGAGATTGTCGAAGAGCTGCCGGTCGAGCATGTCGCGAGTCTCGAGATTCTGCCGCAGCATCTGCTGCTGCATGCGCTGCTCAGTGCGGTTTGCATAGTGCGCGGCTTGCTCGTGCGGCGCCAGCATCGCTACGCGTTCGGCTTCCTGCCGGTCGATCTCGGCCTGG